CCTATCCAACAAATGATTTAGGTGGCATCGGTATAATCTGCCCTTGTGGTTTCCATAAATGCAAACAGAATGGATGCACATTGACATATTCAGATTTTGGCGGATGGTACTGGACAACACATTCATCTTCCCTGAAAAATATATCTTTTACCTCACACATTTCTTCCCATGAACAGCAATGATTTTTATAACTGACTGATACATGATCCCAGCCACCACCCCAACTGAAGATAATCATAACTGGTTTTCTGCTGCCCCGGAGATAACCAATTGCCCATCCACCATCAGCTCCTATTTCCTGAATAATAATCCTTTTATCTTGTTTTATTTCATCTAATGATTTCATCTGTGATCCCTCCTAAACGTCCAGTTCAGGGGGAGTAACCCCCAAATTATCACAAAGCTTTTCGTAACAACCTCTGCAGACATATGCTAATTGCTTTGCACCGGTTCCCCGTTTAGCTCTGGCCAGCAATGCAATCATTTCCTTCTTCAGCTTTTCCTCTTTACATAAAGCACATTGACCGTACATCTTTTTATACCAGGCACTCTCTGTTTGCTGTTCCACACTTACTTGCCGTTTAAGGATCTCCGGAAACTCCTGCAATGCTTTTAAATCGATACCTTTGCCCATAATATCTAGCAGATTATCTTTCAAAAATACCGGGACAATTTTCTCTTTGCACTTCTTAATAAGTCTAAGAATCCAATCCCTCTCCGGAATAACTTTATCCCGCCGATTTCCTGTTTCAGCTCCGATAATTACCCAATCCACTTTTTCAACTAATTCATCAGCTGCTTCATCGGACCATGGTGCAAGAATAGGTTCAATGCTTATAAATACATTCACTTTTTCATTCCAGAAAAATTCCATATCCGGAGTAGGTACAGTTGTGCCATACCAAAAATTATCAGCTGTAGGGAGAATATCTCTTTTAAGCAGTTCTTCATAACGCTTTGGATTTTTTGTAAGAAACATATAATTGTGCTGCGGGTATTTCTTACAGGCTTCAAATATCATAGAGATCCATTCATCAGGTATCCAATCTCCAAAAACATCAGCCATCGACCCAACAAATATATTTCTGCCATTTTTCACTTTCCCGGGCCAATCCATGCGGTACATGTGCAGCGTAGGTTCAAATCCATAAGGATAATTCAATGCCCTGTTCTCCCGGGTAATAAATGGCTTATCTAACACATATAATCCTCTTTCATTATCATACTGGCAGTCATTAGATGCCTTATTTAACCTGATGTCTCCTGAGAATCTTGCGGACTGCTTCCTTGCATAGCAGTATGGGCAATCGTGTTTGCACCCGGTTATGGGATTCCATGAGTAGTCAGTCCAGTCTATTTTGCTCTTATTCATTATTACTTCCCCCCTTCTCCTTGGGCATATAAAAAATCGTTCTATTGTCACGAATATGGTTCTCTAATTTATCTATCACTTCCAAAGCTCTTTCTGGTGTATCATAGTCTCCCAGCTTAGTATCATCTGCAGCTCCTGAAACTCCCATTATTGAGGCTTCAACAATATAAACTTCTTTGTAATCACCAAATGAACGTCTATCCTGGCTTCTTATCCACATAATATAACCCCCTGTCTACATTGCCTTTTTTTGTAATTGCGGAACCAGCTTTGTTTTCTCAAATTTATTTAAGAAGCTTTTAAGTTTATCTGTCATATCTGTATTGTTCTTACCTCTGCATTGGACTATCTTTCCATCTTTAACTTCCATAGTGCAGTACGGCTCATCCAGAGTTTCAACCTTTCGGATAAATAAAACTACTGTTATGCCCTCTGCAATTTGTTTTATATAGGTACCAACGCAATGGTGTAGAATTTGTCCTTCTTTAATCAACTCATCTGCATTTTGAGGAGCTCTTACTACAAGTCCCTTATATTCCATCCCATACTTTTCAGTGAGTTCTTTGGCCATGACCTTTATTTTATTTTTCATCTTTCTCTGCCTTCGGGCTTCTTCCTTATCACGTTTGGCCTGTACCAACTTGGCAGCTCTATCGTGTTCCTGTTTTAGGTTTTTGGGGTAAAGTATAAATTCATTTTTTAGGTCATATCTCAGTTCCTTGCAAAACCCTATATAGTCCATCCAGTCACGATAAGCAATTGATAGCTTGGTATCCCTTTCTAAATGCATATAATTCCGCTGATCTTGATTTTTCTTGATTTTTTCAGCTTGAACAGAAAGATAATTAAGAGCCTTATTCACAGTGGTATATCTTGACAGTTCAAGGAGTCCGGTTGCACAGCCAAGATTATCACATATATACCTTATCTGCTCCGGTGACAAGTTCAGCCCTTCTCTCTCCATCACTTGGACAAGCCTTAATTCTTCTAAGGAAGCATCTATCTTCTGTAGCAAAGGCAATGATTTTTTAGAAATCTTTAATATTTCCTGCATGTTTTTACCTTTTGCGTTAATCCAGTTTGTTACCATATGCCCTTGCACTACCTCATAGGTAAGCCTGTAGAGCTTTAACTTAACAAAATACTCAATAAACGGATAGTCCTTATAAGCTGATAGATATCTGTCAACATTAAATCCTATCCCTGGCTTATGAGTAGCAAACTCTTTAAGCGCTGAATACTTCCACTTTGTATCTTTCAAAACATCATCAAGGTTGGCATCATACACAGCTGTATTATGAAAATACCATTTACCTCTATAATCACACCACCTTACATTTCCTGTCTGTTTAAAATTAGCCCATTCATAAGACTTTATTCTATCGCTACTTATATAGTAGAAATCTCTTGTTGCTTCAAACCAATGAGTTTTAGGCTTTCTGTAATGCTCATTAAATTCTCTGCCCACTTTGAAATACCTGATGATAAAGCCTTTATCAAATTTCTGAAACAGAGCAGCTTCAGCATAATCATGCACTTTTTTTGATTTTCCAAGTGCCTTATATGTTATTGGGCTCTTGCAGTTGGGACATATCCCCTCCTGGTTATGCCTTGGCTTTTCTACCAAAACATCCGTTTTACAGTAGGTGCAGTAGCCTTTCATGAGCTTCCTGGAGGATTTATACTCATAATAAATATATCTGCTCTTAAACAAGACCGTTTCCTCTATCCATTTGTTAAAATCCCCCGGGAGCTCCGGTACCATCTCCATCTGTTTATCAATCTTGTCAGTAATTTTTTTGTGCTTTTGGGCAAGGCGTTTCTTCATAATGGCTTCTTGAAAATCCTCAAGCCCTGCAAATACAGTTTTACCGCATTTAATAAAGCTTCTAATTGCTTTTTCAGATTGATCATCCACACAGACACACCATTTCGGCCATTGCCATGCGTCTACCAAGCTTTTTAATGAAGCTGTTTTCCACTTTGATTTGACAGTTCTTAGGTCCTGTGTGATATAATCATCTTGATTCAGGAATACCCTGAAGGCTGCTCTTGTTTTTTCTTCTCTCAGGTCGCATTGGGAATAGAAATTCAAGAGCAGTATTTTTTCATTCTCAACCTCTGTAATTATTGCAGCAACAAAGTATTTAGCATTTTCAACTCTCTTTGCAAGACTTATATATTCCTCTTTTGCCGCCTTTTCCGGCAATTTTGCTAGTGCTCTTTTATTCAACACCTGCACCCCCAAAATCAAACAATGATAACTGTCCTTCCGGTTCATGCTTAGATTTCTTCGCTTTATCTCTTGAAGGTGCAGCTTCAACCTTCTTTGGTGCCTCTTTGGTCGGGGTTGACTTTTCCACTGCTGGAGCGCTCTTTGCCTTTTCAGCTTCCTTTTTCCTCTTCTCTTCCTCTTTCTTTTTATTTTCAGCTTTAATCCGCTCCAGTTCGGCGTCATCCAACCTGTAATAATCCTCTGCCCAAGCATAGACTTCATTATCATTAATCCACCCGGTGCGGTTATTCAGTTTCTTCCGAGCTTCACTTTCCACATGATTAAAGCATTTTTCAAGCGTCTTATGAGGCTGGAGTACCAGCTTTGCAAACTCGGCATCCTCTTTGCACTTTGCTATAAGATGCTTCGATATAGGCTGAGTAGGTACCGTATCATTCTTGGCCGTACCAGCTTCATTTTTGAGCTTTTCTTCAGCTGTTTCTGTTTGCGGTTCCTGTTTTTCTTCAGTGTAAGTAGTTGCTTTTTTCATTTCCTCCGCACATTTGCTGCACAGATCCGGCTCTACCCAATAACAACCACCTTCACAAGGATTATTCCAGCTGCAGCCACATACACGGCACTTCTGAACTTTCTCCTGCTCCTCAATAAGGAACTGGCTATCTCCTTCATAAAACTTTTTTACTGTGTCCTCATCCAGCCCGTTCTCCAAGCCTAAAACCAGCAGATCATCATACTCCCCTGCTCCCCTTAAATTTCTTGCTGTTTCATTAAGGTCATATAGATTATTAAAATCTCCGAATATCTTACTCATGTATACTCTCCTTTCATTTGGCTATATCAAAGAGTGACAACTGGTCAAACTCTTCCTTTACCCGCCCTTTCTTCTTGCCTTTAATCTGTCTTGACTGGCCAGAAATTTCACTGATACCTTTCACAGGTACAGCGCTTTCAATAACAATTTGAGTAGGTTCAGCAACAATTTCAGGCTCTTCAATAGCGTTTTCTGCAGTTTCGGTAACATTTTTCTCATACCCGAGTACTCTGCGGAGCTTATCATACATGGGATCCATGCTTCTTTTGATAACTTCATCTTCAGCATTTCTGGCATCTGTCATCCCGCATTGCTGCCTCCATATCCAGCCATCAAGCATGTATACCGGGGTGTACCACCTGGACCATTCTTCTACAGTTAAGGTGTTACCATGGATAACCACTGCCGGTATTCCATACAATGAAAGCTGCAGATATGCCATATGAACACATTTCAAATCTATATCCTGAGCAGTAACCACCATTTGTGAGCAATAATTCATCCCATTTGCTTTCATAGCTTTTGCAAAGCCCAATACCATAGCACCACTTCCGACACATGGCTCACATACTGTTATAAAACCTTTTTCTTTAACCATTTGTGCTTTATCGGAAACTGTAATCATTCCCATAGCTTCACAAATATGCACTGGTGTAAAAAATTGCCCTTTCCACTTGTTGTGGAGTTCTAACTCGTGGAATACCTGACCGAGAATATCAGTAGGTCCTCCATTAAGAACCAAGCTATCTTCCATGGCGTTTGTCAGGTATGCAAGCATTTCAGGGAACCTTTCCTGCTCACTCTTGCTGTAAGTATTTATAATTTCAAGGTACCGTTTCTCCCTTTCTTCTCTGTGGATCCAGTCAACCGTATTACTCAGTGCTATAGCTGACATTTCAACGAAGTCCGAAGGCACCTGCCAGGTTGAGTGCCTATAACCCAAATCGCTTATTGTCTTTACAATCTCTTTCCGGTAATCTGAAATAGCTTGATTTTTACTCATAGCCACCACTCCTATAATCCTCCCAGGCCATGGTAATAACCGTTGATACCTCACGCAGGCGGCTTATAATTGCCACAATTTTTTTATTTTCATAACCTTTTGGAGTTAGGTTCCTTATGAGGTCATCCTCATTGAAATTAGTGGTTATGATTGTCGGCTTCATATCCTCGTACCGGTCATTGAGGATGGAATAAAGGGTTGACATGGACCAATCAGTACATTGCTCCTTGCCCAGGTCATCAATTATCAGCAAATCCACTTGCTTGTAGACTTTTAGCACTTCATATTCGCTCACCTGGTTATCATCAAAAGCTTTCTTGATATCATCCAGCAGATCTATTGATGTCTTGCAAATTACCGGTATGCCCTGATGAATGAGCTGCAGTGCTATAGCAGCTGCTAAATGAGTTTTCCCGGTGCCATTTGTCCCCTCTATGTATAGGCCTTCCCCTCTCTCATAAAACTCCGAAAACCTGTCAGCATATGCCTTTGCCACAGCGTAAGCCTTTCTCTGCTCCGGTGTTCTTGCTCTGTAGTTTCCAAATGTCCTGTTAAGAAACCTTTTTTTGAGGCCGCTTTGTCCAAGCAACTTCTTTATCTTTTCCTGCATTGCTGCCCTTTTTCTTGCTAATTCCTCCTGCTCCTTGGCTTGACGCTGTTTTCCCTCATAATCAGTCCAATACTTTACCGCTGCCTCACAGGTGCAACGCTGGGGAGCTGGTGACCAGAAAGCTACCTGATCAAACAGGATAACCCCCTCATGGTATAATGTCTTTCCGCAAAACTCGCACTCCTTTGGTTCTGGTGGTTTCTTTTTGCATTTTATGCCATATTGCTCTGCTTCCAAAGATGTAACCACATTAGACCTTTTTTCTGAATCCTGTGCTTGGTCTAAAACCGGACTGTACAGTAATTTGCTTATTTGTTCCAATTGCCACACCCCCTTCATTGTTAAACTCATCAAGCCATCCTTTAGCATTTAACCAGGTTGAAGCATGAGGCATGTATCCGTCCAGAAATCGCTTATCGTATTTTTTTGCTCTTTCTACACCTGCTAAAATCGCCTTAAACAATTCTTCATCCGGATCCATTTTGGCCCATGTAATTTCTGCCTGACCCTTGCTCACTTTGTTTGGCCACAACTCCCAAAATCTATCAAACGATGCTCTTTGGCTTGCTGTTAACTCAGCTTTTTTACGAGATTTCCGGGTCTTGGAGGGGCTAACCTGAGATGGATCACCTGTGGCCGTTTCAACCAATAGGCTCTCGCCGGAGTTATCCTTCGCTTTTTCATTCCCCCTTGAGGGGGATATAGGGGGAGTTATACTTTTATCTCCTATACTTTCCTCTACTTTACTTTGTGGATTATCGGTGCCAGTAACATCGTTTTCGTGGGGTTTTCGGTTCGGAAACTCATCATATTCTGGTTTTTTCGGTGCAGAAACTGTCCTTTTTGAGTAAACTGGTGCTAAATTGTTCACCAAAGATTCACACCAAATTACTTTATGTTTGCTCCATAAACTGCTATCAATCTTCCCCATGTCTGACAATTTCTCTAATATCTCTAAAGCGGTTTCTTCTGGAACTTTAGTTAATGCCAGTAGATATTCCCAGTCTGAAACACTGCTGCAATCATAAAAATGTCCATCACTTCTACAAAGAAGCTCCAGAAGCTTAAACCAGAATGCATAGCCATCATTTCCGTATCGATTTTCCAGCATAAACTTCGTCTTGCTTTCAGTAACGAAGTGGGGAAAATAATCTACTGTTTGCTTTGTAGGCCTCGCCAAAATACCACCTCCCATCTCAAAGGGATTTGCAGGGGAGTTTAGACCCCTGCCTACCCATAAATAACCCTGCTTCCTTCCTCAGTTTTCTCTATATCTATACTCTGAGGGAACCGTGCCTTCATTGTCGGATCATGCGTGATGGCCATTATCTTTAATCCTGAATACCTGTTCTGGATTGTCTCCAGGGCATCACAGTAAGCCTGTATTCCATCACTGTCTAAGAAAGGAGGTTCATCTATAAACAGCATTCCAAGCTGTATTCCGGCTCTGCTGCTCTTGATTTCTGCCAGAGCTAATATTACTGATAGTGAAGACTTCACTCTCTCACCGCCGGACTTCGATAAGTACGGGAGCCTGCCATTGTCGTTAATAAAGATGTCCAGAGTAACGACTTCCTTTTTGTTATTGCTTTTAAGCAGCTTTTCAGTAACAAACTCTACGCTCATTTTCCCGCCACTCATTTGGCCGAGTATGTTATTTGCTGTAGCTTCAAGCATTGGTACAATGGACCGGATGATATTATGAGGAACACCATCTTGACTGAATGCTTTTTTTAATTCCTCATAAATGGTTACTTTATCAGCTAAATCCTTTACAAGCTGCTGAAGACTTGATATTTCATCCTTTGCTTCCTGAAGATTTTCAAGCTGCTTGTTGTAAGCTCCGATATCCATTGACAACCTTTGTATTTCGGTCTGGAGGTCGGATATGGATGTTTCCAGTACTGTAAGCTGTGATTTGAGTTCATCACTTCCGGATGCTGTCTGGTTCTCGGCTTCAAGATCCTGCTGCTTAGTCATTATCTCTGCCACAATTTCCGTAAGCTCTTTATCCAGCTCAGCAATACGGTTTTCAGCTATAGCTTTTTTCTCCCTTGCTACCGGAAGGAGCTTCTCTTTATCCAACCATGACTTAGCAGCTTCAATCTCCAATACAAGGGAGTTATACTTGTCAGCTGCAACTTTCATTTCTGTTAGCTGTTGTCCGGCAACCTTTTTTTCTTTGATGTAACCATTAAGCTTGTCCTGCAGCTCGTTAACCTTACTGTCAATGGCTTGTATGCGTTCATTTATAAGCTTTATTTGCTCCTTGTATCCCAGTATTGCTTCATACTCTTTTGAGGCTTTTTCAAGGCTTGAAATGAGAGCACGTTTGCTGTTGATGGTCTCCTGGTTGTAGCCTAAAGCGTTACGCCTATCAATAAGAGTATCAATGTACTTCTGAGCCTCTTCCAGCTTTACCTTTTGTTCTGCCTGCCACTTTTGGCAGTCATCTTTATATGGGAGCAGCTTTGATTTAGCATCCTGAGCATCCGCAAGGAAACGGCATCTGGCATTTGCTTTATCAATACAACCGCTGTTATCAAGTAAAGCTGCCTTTTCCTTAAGGCTTCTATATTCAGTAATGCGCCTGGTGTACTCAGTATCATATTGGGACTGCAGTACGGCTTTCTGTCTTTCAGCTGCAGATATCTCATTACTGACCCGTATATATTCCCCTGCTTTCTCCTCGAGAATGGAGAGAGCTGCTTTTTCGGTGGTATATTGCTCATGCTTTGCCTTGAGCTGGCTTTCCATAGAAACCTTATCTTCATAAGGCTTTTTCTTACTTACCAGTGAGGTCTTTTCAGTGTTCAGCCTTGCAATCTCTGCCTGGGTAGCCTCAATATCGGCAACAAGCTTTTGATATTCGGCTTTCTTCGCATCATATAAAGCCTTGCCGGTAATGAGTTCCTTTTCCTGAGCCAGTAAGGAATTATACTTGGCAACTCCGGCAACAATGGTACTTTCCTGTGAAAGAATGATGTTGGAGTTGTTCAGGATATCAACCTGAGCGCTCCTGTTGGCTTCTACATCAGCCTTTTTCTTATTTAAGGTGTTAATACCTTCGCTAAGCTTTAAGGCCCGTGTAGCAGCCTCCAGCTTTGAATTTAACCGAAGCTTAAGCTTGTCAGCTTCATCAGTGAATGTCTTAATCTTTTGGTTATTTGCCTCAATAGATATTTCAGCTGCTTCAATATTCCTATGAATTTCTTCCTCATCAGGAAGAGTTAATGAGAGTTTGTCTATCTGATCGTTGTTTTGCCTAATCTGGCGGTTAAGCTCTGTCACCTTATCCCTTGCTATGTTTTCCATGTCTTCATAAATCCCAAGGCCAAGAATATTGCCGAGGATGCTCATTCTGCTTTCCTTATCAGCCTGGAGGAATAAACCGTATTGGTCCTGCATGATGAGGGCGCAGCTCCTCAGGGTAAGGCTGTCCATGCCGAGAATGTTAATAATTTCAGCCTGGGTATCGTTCATGCGTTCCTTGGATCTGTTTATCCATTCACCGTCTACGAGCTCAGACAGGTTAAGCGTTGCTTTACCGCTTTTTGCCCTGGTTCTTGTAACCCGGAAAGTCCTTTCACCTATCTTAAAGGTAAATTTTATACTTCCGGAACGGGCTTTCTCGTTGTTGCTGATCCACCCGGTGATGTCCCCTTCTCTTGGTTCCTCATAGAGGCAGTCAAGGATGGCATCCATAAACAGTGAGCTTTTACCTACGCCATTAGGACCGTTTATGGTACAGAAAGTAATATCATCAAAGTTGAAGGTCTCTTCCGGATAATTTCTGTAATTTTTCACTTCAATTTCAACCGGTACGAATAAACCGGTAAGAGATGCAGTAATACTGTTTGCTGAAGCTTCGGCGATAATAGGCCGTGCAGCTTCTATGATGTCAACTATCTTATCATCAGGTATTGCCTTCTCTATCAGGTACTCTCTCAGATTGTTCTCCGGGGAATTCCTTTCAGAAAGGTCATTCCTGTTTGCAGTAATTAAGATTTTTTCAGGAGTGATTTCCTGTACCCAAAATGCACCGTCTGAATATAACTCTTTTTCAAGGATTGCTTTATTTAAGGCTTTATTTAATTCATCAGTGCAGTTATAAAGAACCCTTACAATTTTGCCTTCAATTTCACCTCGCCATAATTTAGTGGCAACATCATCTATACTGCCAAGGTTGAATGCAGCAATATCTTCGTTGGACATGCGGATGGTTTTGAATTCTCTATGCGGTGTTTTTATGAAATCATGGGTTCCATATTCAAAGTCATGTATCCAGAATCCGCGTTCCTGTCCTTCATCGTTGAAATTCAAAGCATTTATAGCTCCAGCATAGTAAGTATTAAGACAGCTGGTTACCTGCTGTGGTCTATGAATATGGCCTAATGCTACCAAATCAAAGCCAGCCGCATCCAACGCCTCTGGAAGAAGTACGGGTTCAAACTGTGCAAGGAATTGTGTCTGTCCGCTTTCTGTATTGCAACCAGGTACTGTATAATGTGTCAAGAGGATTGAATTATAAGCTGGGTGACACATTGCCTTTAGGCTAAGTACGATTTTTCCGAGTTCCTCGGTGAATACCTGGTTTTCTTCTTCCTTTGACAGTCCCGGGAATTTAGCTCTGAATACACCTCTATCAAAGCCGGGGAGAGCGGCAACATTAATGTTACCGCTTTTTGTACTTATTACCTCGGCTCGGGGGGTATCGAAAATAGTAATAGCTGGCTCCTCTTTAAAAACCTCCTGCAACATCTTGAACTGTTCCTCTCCATCATGGTTAGGTGTGCCACGAAGCACACATACAGGAGCAATTTCCGATAGGCCTTTTATAATGTTGATGGCATTATAGGTTTCATTCAGGCCTCTGTCTGCCCATACCTTAGCTGCATGGAATATATCACCTGATACAACAATTAAATCTGGTTGTTCATCTTTAGCCTTTTCAGTCATGAAACGCAAGCAATCGTATATATCCTTGCCTCGAAGGTTGACTCCGTTTTCTTCGGGTCCTGGATAATTCCCTATATGCCAGTCGGATGTATGAAGAATTTTCATCAGTTTGCACCTTCTTTCATGCATTTGTAATACTGCTTAAATCGTTCTAAAATGCCACCAATTTCTCTCATAATTGAATCGATGTCAGACTCATGAAGTCCATCAAGAGCTATGCCATCAAGGGTAAATTTCTCACGCATTATGATGATGTCCCCTACTATCGGTTGTCTATGAATATCAGTTTCATACAAGTAGCATCCTAACGGATTAAGTTCTAATTCCTTGAGGAGGCCTTCCTCATCGACTATCATGCAGTAAGGCTTGGGAAGCCTCTTGGGATGCACTACTTCCAAGTAACCGCCGAGAGCTTCTCGGATTGTTTTGTGTAAAGGTTCCTTAACATCTATTGTTTCAACCTCAGAATTAGTGGTAATTTTTAAGGCTAACATCAGTTGGCACCGCCTTTCTGGCACTTCATGCAGAGAGGTCTACCAAAATTCCTTACTGCATAGGCAGACACCTTATCGCTGATTGTTGCACTACAGACTGTACATATATTGGGGTCAAAATCTTCGTCAGGTTCCATCGGTTCCTCATCTGGAGGGAACGGAGATTGTTCATCCTCTTGCTCTTGTGATTCATCAAAAGGACTATCATCTTGAGGTAGATCAGAAGTAAATGCGGAATTATCTACAAATTCTTCCGGATTAAAGTCATCTTGGCTTGACTGTTCTATATATGAGGGAGCTGCAGTCAGTACCTTGCTTGTTCCAAACATATTACTCATAGAAGACATCCCTTGTTCAAGCATTGCTCTTCTTACTTCCGGATTACTGTAGTCAGGGCTAAATGTAACTCTAGGAACCACAAAAGGCTTTTTCAATTCATCAAGTGTATAAGTGCCTTTTATGCCGATAAGTGCTCTGATAACTCTCAGAATTGCTCCGGTCATAGCCTTTTCTGCGAAAGTCTTTCTGAGCAATGTCATATTAACAAGCACAGCCCTTTCGATATATTTCTGCCTATCTTCATCAGCTATTTTGTAAGCTTTGCAGGGTTTCCCCCATTTGTCAGTGGTGTTAATCCACTCACCTTTAAACAGTTTTGCTGCTTCCTCTGCTGCCTTCTTGTCAGTAATTCCATGCAGGGATTTATCCATAAATTCAAGTCTGAAACGATCCTCTTCATCATCCAGGTTTATTACTTTTTCATCACAGTGTGTTTTGCCGGTACCATCCGGAAGCCTCATAGCACCGTATGCCTTTGCCTTATAACAGTTTTTTGAGATATAGGCGCCATATGTGTTGTTCGGATCAAATTGGATGCCAGCTGCAGCTGCAAGTTTCATAAGTAGCGGTTTAGCAGGGGAATATACATCGGAATAGATGTCTTTCCCAGTCTTGGGATCAGTTCCTGTTTTCACGCTTCCAACCTTAAATATGTCTCCGGAATTCTCAGATATATCAGCCTGTACTTCCATAACGGTGAATTTATAGAATGGATTAATCTGTGCCTCATTAGATACCGGCATCAGTAAGTTTACATTCTGGCCACTATATTTTTTTTGAATTTCAACTAAAGAATTACTTGTATTTGCCATTTTTCATACCTCCATATTGTTGATTTAAGTATTAAATCATGCTACAATATGAACATAGGGCGATTGCGTTAGCTTAGCGGGCGGCGCAATCTTTTTCTATGTTCATAAGCTCATTGTGGATCCTGCAAGCCTCAGAAAATCGGTTCTGATAAACTGTTTCCGATATAAGCATTGCCAGATACCATGGCTGACGCCTTTCCCCTTGTGCATCACCTTCCCTGCTGATTATCCAGTCGAGTTTGCGCCTTGCGTATTGCTCGGCTTTTTTCATTTCATCATCAGAAATACTGTCGCCAAGTTCAATTTCAGCAAGTGCTTTCAGGTTACTCAATCTTAACACCCCTTTTCTTCAGCTCATCAATCCAAAAAGCCTTAATTTCGTCTGAGCAGTGCGACATGGCATCTTTCCATGTGGGCCATCTGCCATGGTCATTAAAGAATTTATACTGATAAAACAGACTTTGCTGGTTGTGAGGCTGCTCTGGTTCATGTGCAACTGCACATTCAGGACAAGTTCCTGGAGCTGCCGGCATGAGAGCAAATGCCCCGAGATGTTTTCCCTTAATTAAATCCATTCTGGTTCCCCCTTCCTTATTTGGTTAAATAGCATCTTTGACACCCTGATTCGCATTCAGGATATCCCAACTCTTTTAAGCATTTTCCGTTCATCTTCTGAATTGATTTGTACTTATCTTCTCCATAATGTTTTAGCTGGTTTTCATGTGTTGCTAAAATAGCAGTGCCACCATAAGCTTGAATAATAAATCCGTATTTTTCCGCCAGCTTCATTACTTCACTCCAATGTATATCCATCTGTTCCGGCAACTGTTATGCCCTCCTCTCATGAGCACCTGTGTAATATAAATCCTCTTAACCCATCTTCAGCAGTCCTTCCTCTGCGGATATCTCCATTTGTCAGGACATACTCCTTATCACTGGTGTTATCAGGGATAAAAAATACCGGATGAACATTTACTATCAGAGCCTTTTTCCCTTTTCTTTTAACGAAGCGTATTGCTCTACCGCATATACTGCATTTTGTCAATGTATTTCACACCTCCTTTGCTTTTTAACTTCCTAAACTGAACTGTAATTGCCCAATATGTAGCCCCAAAAGCGGCTATAATCAGAATCCACTCACCTCCTACAGCAAAGTATCCTCTTTGGGCATAAGCTGCAGGTAATGCCCACAATGACACAAGCCACGCTGAAAATATTGATATACCTATCTTGATTGATACTGTGACAAGAAATGCCGCTGTCCTGGCAACTGCTTTCTTGAGTTGATGTATTTTCGTGGAGTACACCTTGGGCATATGTAACCTTCCTTTGGAATTACTTTTTGAATACTGACTTGCCATGTCCGTTGGCATTTGATACACCTTGCAACCATTCATTTTCTCTCCCCCTTTGATGCCATTTGGCGTATTTCTTCTTCTGTATACTCATCCATCAGTGCATAAATAAGAGCTGCAAATTCATTTTCATCAAGTCCTTGATTAATTGCTTTCCTGTATGCAATAACTGCATAGTTAATGGCCGTATTGTTATCCAACTTTTAGCCCCCTCTCTTTTTCCTTTTCTAAAATCTCCAGTGCCTCCCATGGGTAGCCTACTGTCTTGTAAACCTGGTTAATCCTATCAACTACATTCAAAATTTTCTCTATATCCTTTTGGATATGTGGAAGATCCATTTCATACTCTACATAAAGGACCAACTTACCCCGGTTTTCACAAAGTTCAAGTTCTGTTTGTGTGTTTTCAAAAATGTAGTCATAAAACTCAGGATCCACGTCGATGTCAAGCTCGATCTTTGCATTGAGTCTCCTTAGCATCAGTTTCAGCTCCTTTCTCTTTATCCTTGGAAGCTTCTTGAAGGTGCTTACTATAACAAACTCTTCCAAAGCCTAATTTCTGATACTTCGGGTTTTTCAATGTTCTACCGCACCTGCCACATTGCATTTATTTCACCTCCCCTATATAAAGGCCTGTCCTATTTAGAAACAGCCATTGCTTGCTCATGAGCGTTAATCTCATTCATGTCGCAATAGAACTTCTCGCAAAAGTACTTTTTGGGCACTTTCCCGGCTACTGTGATATATCCCTTTTTGCTAAGCTCCTTGTTGAGGTCCTGAATGATTTTATAAGCTTTTGATTTAGACACGCCAAGCAGTGCCATAATATCTTCAACCCGGTAAAATGCCATGTTCTTCGCCTCCTTACTTCAGATTTTTTTCTGCCCATAATCGCAGTTCTTGACTATACACAGTTATTTGTTCCAATGCCTGAAGTACCTCTTCAAGCTCAGGTTTCTCATGTTCTGATATAACCCCATCAGCAGCTATATCAATAAGCTTGTTCTTTATTTCATCAATAGAGCGAAATGCTGATAAAACTTTTATGGTCAATCGGTCGAGTTCTGCAATCTCTAGTTTGGGAACTGTGTCTTTTCCGATCGGACATTCATTGGTACAATAATGGTTTTTTATCTCCGGTGCATTATAGAGATCTGCCATTAAAACTACCTTATCCACAGGTACAACCTTTGTGTTCCCAAGCTCATAATCTGCAAGTGAAGAAACCGATACTCCAAGTAGTTCTGCCGCACCTTCTCTGCTGTTTAGCTTGTCATTATATTTTGCTGCCTCTTTTCTACAGCGACAGTAGATATTATCCAATGCTTTTGTAGGGTTGGTTCCCATTTATCTCACCTGCCTTTTGATTTAGAATATTTCACAAGAACATATTCCTATTGAGATACTTCATCTGCAAAAAAAATTTCTTCAATAGGAAGCTTAAAGTAATCAGCTATTTTCTTTGCTTCAGCTAATGTAAACTTTACGCTCCCTACTTCTTTTTTGTAGTATGCAGCTTTTGTTTCTAGGCCAAGAATTTCAGCCATTGTTTCTGCAGATATACCTTTTTGGTTTCTGAGGTTTCTTAGCTTTTCAAACATTACATAGCCTCCTTTAACAGTGTCTTATTGGGATACTTTAATTATAGTATCCTATTAGGAATATGTCAATAGTTTTTTTATAAATAGTATCTGATTAGGACACAATTGTATAATTTCCTAATCAGATACTATATAATTCTGCTTGAGGTGGTGAATATGAATAGAATTAAGCAATTAAGAGAGGAAAAAGGTTGGACACAAGAGGATTTAGGTCATAGATTAAAGGTTCAAAAATCAGCAGTGTCAAAATATGAAACAGGTAGAGTTCCTTTAACAGATGAGACTATAAAGAAACTTGTAGAAATATTTGATGAGAGTGCCGACTATATACTTGGTCTTAGTAATGTCAGAAAGGATAAGAAATATACGGCAAAACTCACTGAAAAAGATATTGCAAAGATAAAAGAGGAATCTAACCGAATTAAAGCCCTTATGTTGACATCCTTAGGGATGGCTTTTGATGGCGAAATCGATGATGAGGAAACCTTGGCGAAGGTTATGGCTGCACTAGAGGAGGGTATGATGTTGGCAAAAAAAGAAGCAAAGGAAAAATACACTCCAAAAAAACATAGGAAATAGGAGCTATTTCCACTATGCAGGATATTAAAAGTGTTGTTGAAAAGATTAAAAGGAAATATAAAACATCTGAGCCTTTTGAGTTGTGCAGTTTAATGGGAATCACGGTATTATACAGCGACCTTGGAAGTATACGCGGAATATATCAGTATAAATATAAAAAACGAATGATCCATATAAACTGCAATCTTGACTCATACCTTAAACGCCAAGTGTGTGCCCACGAATTAGGCCATGCCGTATTACATCGAAAAACCAATACCGTATTCCTTGATGCCTTTACATATTTGCCAGTAGAAAAAGTCGAAATAGAAGCCAATATATTTGCCGCTGAGTTACTTATAGGTGATATTGATCCTAAACACTATGAAGGATATTGCCTTAGCCAGGTAGCCTCGTGTTTGGAGGTATCTGAAAAAATGATGGAATATAAGGTGAAATATTTGCTTGATAAGGAGGGTTAAAAATGAAAACATCTATTACAAAAAACAAGTGGTTTTGGGTAGTTCTTGTTGTAGTTGTTTTTGCAGCATTGGGAAATATTTTAGGTTTGTATGACAAAGGCACACCCGTTAAAGAAATTTTAACTACACAAATAGATGAACCATCGGATAACACCATTGCTTACGAAGTGGTCACCAGCGAAGATTATGGTGTAGGATTAAAAAATCATTCTTTTAGGGTAATTGTTGATGAAAAAGCTACAGATGAACAACTTCTCTGGGTATATTCTCAGTTAAATAATAGTAAATATGAAGAAGTTACAATATGGTTTTATAAGAGCAAATCGTCTATAGAAAATGGAGTATATGATGTGGCAATGGTCGAGAGAAAAGGGACAGCCTACCCAACAATAACAAGATAAGCCATGCTTCAAGGGTACTTAAAAAAGTATATAGATCCTTTAATCGCTCTTAAAGAGCTTTTAAGTTATCCTTTGTGTAATTTTGTCCATGAATTTTTTACTTACACAAGAAATTATGAGTCCGGATTAGATTTTGCTGATTACTGCTATAGCATTTTAGAAATTAACAAAGACAAGCTTACCGATAAAGAATTTGAGCAATTTGACAAACTTTTAATAACATTAAGGCTTTCTATGCTCGACTACCTTAACCGTTGGGGAGAATACATATCATACTATGAAAATATTCTCTCAACAAAGAATTACCTGCTTACATATGACAAAAGCAGAAACGATCCTGATTTCAACAAATATGTTGTCTATGAAGATGAAAGGTATAAGTATGTTCATTTCCTTTATGCAGTAAGCCATAGATATGAAATCATCAAAAGGAAATTTAATAAATGGCTTAATGGAAAAAATGTAGAACATTTGAAGCGTCACCAGCAGGACAGACTTTCTGATACTGAACTACAAGAAAGGATTGAATCAATATTCGCTCGACTTGATATGTATTTACGTAGAAGTCAGAATGATAAATAACCAAAACCCCGCCCTATATAGGGGTGGGGTTATTCTGCAAAATGGGGTGTTATTATGCCTGTATATAAAGATGAAAAACGTGGCACTTGGTATGCAAGTTTTTATTATACAGACTGGACCGGTACACGTAAACTTAAAAAGAAAAGAGGATTTACCAAGCAAAAAGATGCTAAGGATTATGAGCGAGAATTCCTTAATAAATCCAAACAAAGCTGCGATATGTCATTTGAAAGCCTTGTGCAACTTTATTTAGAAGATGTATCTGCCCGTTTAAAAGGAAGCACTATGGATACAAAGAAAAATATTATTGATACCCATATCCTCCCCTTTTTCAAAAAGTTGCCTTTGAATAAGATTGAGGCAACTCATGTTAGAAAATGGCAAAACAAGCTTATAACAAATGAAAATGATTATTCACCTACTTATCTCAAAACGATAAATAATCAATTAAGTGCCATTTTTAACTATGCAGTAAAATACTATAAGCTACCCGAAAATCCTGTTCGTAAAGCTGGCAGTATAGGAAAGAAAAAAGCAGATGAAATGGAGATTTGGACCGTTAATGAATTTGAGCAATTTATTAAAGTAGTTGATAAACCAGCCATAAAGCTAGCTTTCGAAATAATGTTTTGGACAGGATTGCGAGTCGGAGAAACAATAGCCCTCACACCTAAAGATATTTGGGATACTAAGATTATAGATGTGAATAAAACTGCATCTCGCAAAAATGGTGAGGACCGCATTTATGATCCTAAAACCACAAAGAGTGCCCGTAAAGTACCGATACCGGATTTCCTTTATAATGAAATTCAGGAGTATCTTAATTCATTGTATGAAATCAAAGATACTGATAAAGTTTTCTATTTTACTAAAACTACTCTCAACAAGAATTTAGATAGCTTTGCAAAGATAGCCTGCGTAAAAAGGATAAGGGTTCATGACTTGCGCCATTCTCACGCTTCATTACTGATAGAAATGGGCCAGCCAATACTTCTTATTTCAGAACGCCTAGGACATGAAAGTGTGCAGACTACTATGGAAACATATGCACATCTTTATCCTAATAAAGGAATCCAGTTAGCTGAGGAATTACAAAAATTAAGAAATGTAGAATCCCAATGCCAAAATAATGCCACAAGTGAAAACGAAACCCCGAAATCCCTTGAAGAATAGGGGTTTTCGGGGTTTTTATTCATCATTCCCAGTTCTATGATCTTCGGCAGGTTGTTCGTCATAAAATCAACGATGGACGCAATAATCCTCGGCAGGGCCTCGATAAGCTTTGGCAGGGCATTTACAAGACCCTGCGCCAGCCCTTCAATAATGGCAAAGGCCGCTTCAAGGATCTGATCCATGTTGTTTATGAGCGTCTCGCAGATAAGGATGACGGCTTCGACGATTGCAGGTATCAGCTCCGGCAGCGCATCTCCGATTCCTGCCGCCAGCGTCACAATCATTTGAACGGCTGCCTCCACCAAAGCGGGAAGGTTGTCGATAATGCCCTGCACCAAAGCCATTACAAGCTGCAGCGCGCCGTCGGTTATCTGCGGCAAAGCGTCGATTAAAGCCTGCAATAGCGTCATGACAATCTGCACTGCCGCGTCGATAATGACAGGTAGATTATCCACTATAGCCCCGCCGATTCCTTTCAAAACGCCGCCTAATTTTTCAAAACGCCCTCCAGCGTCGTCTGCCTGATCGGCGGCTTTTTTGATTTCATCGCCAAATTCGCCGGCCTGTTTTTCCGCTTCGTTGAACTCATCGCCTGCATTGTCCAGCGCTTTGTTGCTCTGCTCCAGCTCTCGCTCCATTTTGTTAAGTTCAGCCTTGGCATTGTTAAGCTGTATCTGCCAGGACTGAGTACGCCGGTCGGTTTCCCCGAAAGAGGAGGCGGCATTGGCAAGCGCTTTCTCCAAGGTGGCGATTTTTTCTTTCTGCGCATCGATCTCTTTGCTTAGTACCCTGTTTCGCACAGTAACAGCTTCAACTGACTTATCCTGTTTGTCAAACTGGGATGCGACAAGGTTCATTTCGCTGCCCAGCACCTTGAAGCTTTGGTTGATTTCCCGAATGGCGTTTTTAAATTCCTTTTCGCCTTCAATGCCGATCTTCAGGCCAAAATCGTCTGCCACAAAACCGCCTCCTTCCTGCAAAATTTATAAAAATTATTAAAGGCTATTGTATTTCAACGCGGTTTGGCATATACTAATAGTAGGAAAAGTAGGGATTTCCCTGCTTTTCAAATCCAATAAAGGAGGTTTCAGCATGAGCGTTCCTATAGTTGATAATGCAAAGGTAATGGCCAAAGGCCAGATCACGCTGCCAAAAGATATCCGCTCCAAACTTCGCCTTTCCACCGGAGACCGTGTCACTCTCATCTGCGAGGAAGACCGTGTCATCCTTATGAACTCTGCTGTTTATGCCATGAAAATGCTGCAGAAAGAAATGGAGGGCGAGGCGGAAAAAGCCGGGATCCGCAGTGATGACGACGTTATGGATCTGGTAAAGGACGTCCGCGCGGAGATTGAAGGACTATGAGAGTATTGATCGACACCAATATCCTGATCTCCGCATCCTTGAGCAGTGAAGGAACGCCATATCAGGCGTACGTCAAAGCCGTTACACACCCCAACCACGGTATGGTCTGCGATCAAAACATCGATGAGCTTCGCCGGGTATACAACCGGAAATTCCCTCACAAAATCCAGGCGCTTGAACGCTTTTTGGCGCTTGCGCTTACCGTCCTTGAAGTTGTTCCGACTCCTGCTGTTGACGTGTCCGATGAAACTCTTGTCAGGGACGTATCCGACAGGCCAATTCTCCGGGCAGCCGTTGCGGCAAAAGCCGACGTACTTGTAACCGGCGACAGGGATTTTCTTGAATCCGGCATCACAAACCCAAAGATCGTAACAGCGGCAGAGTTTTTGCAAATGGAATAACAGCAGCTTTGTAAAGCAGGGATTGGATAAATTCCCTGCTTTTTGCTGTTTATATTCCATAGGGGATCACATCATCGATGGTCAGCTCCCGTTTCGGTTTGGAAATACCTAAGAACTGCTTGTGGCACTCCCACAAATCCAGCAGGTATCCGATAGGCATTAGCCATACTTCCTCCTCTGAGCTGTGAAGCTGGACAGTGCCGTAATACAAAAGCCGAGTGAACAATTCCTCATCGCTCACCCGGCCTGTGTGTTTTTTGAATCATCCTCACTTTGAACGTTTCTTTTCGTGCCTTTGAACATCGCTTCCATAATTGCGTTCTTGTATGCCGCCAGCTCCAGCGGAGAAGTAAGAAGCTCCACCGCCTCCTCGGTCAGAAGTTCCCGCTTATCCTCGTTTTTTAGATTGTGTATCAGGATGCTTTGGTTGGCTAACAGCGTAATCAGCCACACTACTTCATCCAGCGCCATCTCGAAGTTTTCTGTCTTCATCAGCTTGGTGCCGAGATTTTCAAGTCCGCCGTACCTTTTAGCGATTTCCTTTGTCGCTCTGGTGGTTAGAATAAGCTGATACTCCTCGCTGCCGATGCTGATGCTTGCGCGTCTATCAGCATCCTGCATTATTCACCGCCTCCTCCTACAGCAAAGACAGGTTCATATACCTGCGTATACCAGCCGGTAATAGTGGCAGGCAATACGCCGGGGTCGTCCTCGCTGACCCCCGCCTTCCACGGATGCTTGCCCTGGCCGTCCGGCTTGTTGCGCCGCATGACTGTTCCTTCTATGGTTGGCGTTGAAAAAGTGATGCTGTCACCCTTCGTCTGCAGGTTTGTCGTAGGGATGCCGAATTTTACCCGGTACAGTCAGAAATACCTGTACTTGCCGTTGGCTTTTTTGGCTCTGAAGCCGATTGCCACCGGAACACCTCCGTCCTCGCTGGCAGAAATCAGCACCTTGTTGTCGTCAAGGGTAGCTCCCGTCAAAACCTCGGCTGCGGCAACACCTATGTCTGCAACGCCGAGAGATAAGGTACCGCCTTGAAATTCCTTGACTACTTCAGCCGCTCCGTCATCAGCATAAAGCGTCGCCTCGGCCAGCACCAGTTTGCCGTCCACGCGCTGTGTTGACATGAAGCCCACCTGTCCGGTAGCGGCATACAGCTCGTTGAGCCGCTTGAAGACCCTGCCCTGGCGGTCTGCCATCCAGTAGTAGGAAAAGTCGCCGAATACTATCGTCTTAGCTCCGGCGGCAATGGCAGGCATATATGCCGACGTCTTGACAGGCCGGTTGAGGATTGTATCCGGTGTTCCGGCGGTAACGGAAGGCTGCCAGAGGTATTGGCCGTTGTTGTCCTTAAGCTTCCTGATAGTCTTGACTGTCGAATCGTTCATGATAAATACCGCGTTCCTGCGGTAGGGAGACTTAAGGCTATAGAACAAGTCCATTATCTCGTCAAGAGTAATGGCTGTCGCGCTTGCCGCGGTCACTCCGACCTCGCCGCCGCCGTTATTTGCCAAGATTCCTGTAGGCTTGCCGGAACCGTCGCCGACAAAGAAAGCTTCCTCCTCCTTTGCTCCGATGCGGCGGGCGAATTCTTTGGCAATATACTGCTCCAGATTGAATACGCTGTCATTTAAAAGTTCCTCAGACACCTTGATCATTGTCGCCAGCTTGTAGGCTCCAATGGATACCTGCGCAAAGGAGTCGTCGCTCTCCGGGATCTGGCCTTCTTCATCCACCCAGGATGCAGTGCCCTTGCTTGCCACCACCGGAATTTTCTTGTCGCCGCTGGACGTTATAATTACATTGACAATCTGGCGGAAGATGTTTTCCTCTTCCAGCACTTCCACAAGAGTACGCTCAAACTCGTCGGGGACAAGGTATCCGCCTTCAGTGTCTTCTCCGATCTGCAGTGCGTCCTGCACGTCATATTTGCGTCTGCCGCGCATCATGTTCCAGAAAGACTGTCGGTATTCATCGCTTGCGCGTCCGGTTTTTTCATTATTGCCCGGTATGGAAGCAGGCTTGTCTGTGATGGGGGCATTCAGCGGCTTTGATAGTTCCAAATCGATGACCGCCTGACGTTCAAGACGTTCTATTTCTTTGCCGAGCACCACAACGTCAGCTTCCATTTTCTCATAGGTTGCGGTGTCCTCCGGTGAAAGCAGCCCGTCGCTTCCGCGTTTGCTGTCGAGGAAAGCTTTGGCGGCTTCCCATGCTTTCGCACGTTTTTCACGCAGTTCCAATATTTTGCTCATTGTTAAATCCTCCTTTAAATTTATGGTTTCAGCAAATTAAGCCGCTTTTCAAGCCACTCTGCTGGAGTGGCTTTGGCGACATCAATCGGGGTTCCTATTGGTTTTTCTTTAGGTATAAGTTTTTGCAGGATGGAATTTGTCACCGCTTGCCTGCTGAAAATCATTCCTTCCGATACTTCGAAATCAGCGGGAGACGATTCGTCCTCCATAAACAGGATGCCGTCGGCAAAGCCCAGTTCCACCGCTTTTCTTGCGTTAAACCAGCTTTCCGCATCCATGAGGTGCGATATTTTTGCCCGGGAAAGCCCTGTTTTCAGTTCATAGGCGTTGATGATGGATTCCTTTATTTCTTCCAGCATGGCGATGGCCTTTTCCATCTCTTCCGTATCGCCGATAGCTATAGTCATTGGATTATGGATCATCATCATGCTCACCGACGACATGAACACGTCGCCTCCGGCCATAGCAATGACCGACGCGGCGCTGGCAGCGATACCGTCAATCTTTACGGTGACTTTGCCTTTGTAATCCATCAGCATGTTGTAAATCTGATTGGCCGCAAATATGTCGCCGCCCGGACTGTTAATCCAGATCGTAATGTCACCTTCTCCGGAAAGCAGTTCTGACTTGAATTGTTTGGGAGTCACCTCGTCTCCCAGCCAGCTTTCCTCGGCTATGGGTCCGTCGAGGTACAGGGTCCGGCTGTCGTCATCGTTTTGCACCCAGTTCCACCAGCGTGACGCTGGACCCAATCCGCGCTCCGGGTTTTGCGGGTTTTTGGGCTTATCTGCCCGCGTTTTTGCTTGCATTCTTATCTGCCTCCTTATCATAAAAATTGCCTGCTTGCGACAGCGGAAGCATATTGCCGTTGATGAGATACAGGTCGCCGCCCAGCTCCGCAGGAATGCGGTTCATATTCTCAAGCTCACGGATATCGTTGGCCGACATCCAGCCGTTCTGCCTTGCAGTGGCATAGCCATTCATGCGGCTGGCATAATCTCCGCGCAAAAGACCGTCTACATTGAACTTGACAAAGTACGTCCGCTTCTCCGACGGTAAAAGCAGCGCCTTTTGGATAGCCTGCTCCCAGCGCATCACCCACGGGTCGAGCGTATATTTGACAAACTCCAGCGACTGCTGCTCGATGTTTGAAAAGCTTGACTTTTCAAGGTCGCCTACCATATGGGGAGGCACGCGGAAGATGCGGGCGATCTCGTTTATCTGGAACTTCCTTGTCTCCAGAAACTGTGCCTGTTCGGGCGGGATACCGATCTGCTGAAACTTCATGCCCTCTTCAAGAACAGCAATGCGGTGGACGTTGGCACTTCCCTGATAGACGGCGTTCCAACTTTCACGCACCTTTGCCGGGTCCTTGAGCACGCCCGGATGTTCCAGAACTCCGCCCGGGTTTGCGCCGTTTGCAAAGAAGGACGCGCCATACTCTTCGCAGGCAATGGCCATGCCTATTGCATTCTTGGCCATGGCAATAGGGGAGTAGCCAATCAGCCCGTCAAAGCCGAGTCCTGGGATGTGCAGTACCTCCTCGCTTCGCAGGTATACCAGTCCCGCTTTCGGATCCGTCCTGCTCTCCTTGCTGTCCCGCCGGTAGATATAATACAGTTCTCCGTTTGGAGCCCTGTCCACCGTCATCTTGTTTGGCAAAAGCGGGTAAAGCGCCAGCACACGTCCTGTGCCGTCCCTAATAATCTGAGCGTAGGCATTTCCCCATAAAAGAAGATGACTCATCAGTGCCTCGCGGAACACGAATGAAGTCATCTCCGGATTTGGCTCGTCATGGAGCAGGTAATACAGCGGGTGAGTGAGCGCTTTCTCTTTGCCTCCGTCTTCCTTATACCGGTACACATGCAGCGGAAGCCCTGCGATGGCCTCCGCAAGTATCCTTACACAGGCATACACTGCCGTTGTCTGCATGGCTGTCCGCTCATTGACCGTCTTGCCGCTGCTGGTGCCACCGAAGAAAAAGCTGTATGCATTGCCGAACAGGCTGTTTTTCGGCTTATCCATTGCTTTGAACAGGCGGGAAAATATTCTCATATAATCAGCAACCCCCTTTCATCGTAGATTGAGCCATTGCGATCATCTCCTCCATGGCGAAGTGCGCGGTCAAGCGCCATAATGAGCGCAACCGCACCGTCTATTCTCTCGGTGGACTTTTCTTTATCAGGCTTTATATTTCCGGCCGGGTCGGTTTTGACAAAGATATTGTCCATCATCCAGCGCAGTACCGGATATCCGCCATGGGCAATGCGCTCCTCCAAAGTCAGCTTCATAATCTCTTTAGTAGGAGGCGACATGTCCTTGAACCCCTGACCGAACGGCACAACAGTAAAACCCAATGCCTCAAGGTTTTGTGTCATTTGCACCGCGCCCCAGCGGTCAAAGGCAATTTCTCTAATGTTATATTTCATACCGAGTTCCTCAATAAAGCTCTCAATGAAGCCGTAATGAACCACGTTGCCTTCGGTCGTGTATAAAAACCCCTGCCGTTCCCATATGTCATACGGCACATGGTCCCTCCGCACGCGCTGGTCAATATTGTCCTCCGGTATCCAGAAGAAAGGCAGGATCTGATATTTATCCGATTCATCCAGCGGCGGAAACACCAGCACAAAGGCTGTAATATCGGTAGTACTCGACAGGTCAAGGCCGCCATAGCAAATGCGTCCGCGCAAGCTTTCCGCATCGACAGGGAATGCGCACCTGTCCCATTTGTCCATCGGCATCCAGCGCACCGATTGCTTGACCCACTGGTTCAGGCGAAGCTGACGGAATAAGTTCTCCTCCGCGGGATTCTGTTTGGCGTTTTCAAAAGCCACCCTCAGTTTTTCAATATCCACAGTAATGCCCAGCGAAGGATTAACCTTTTTCCATACCTTTTCGCTCGTCCAGTCGTCGGTATCGGCTGCACTGTAAATAACCGGGTAGAAAGTCGGATCTATCTTGCGTCCCTGCAGGATGTCCTCAGCCTTTTGATGCACCTCCCAGCAGATGGAATTCCTGTCGGTGCCCGCAGTCGTGATCAGGAAAAACAGCGGCTGTTTTCTCGCGTCGCCGGAACCGTGAAGCATCACGTCATACAGATCGCGGTTCGGCTGGGCGTGAAGTTCGTCAAATACCACGCCATGGACATTCAGCCCATGTTTCGTATATGCCTCCGCTGAAAGCACCTGATAAAAACTGCCCAACGGTCTGTATACCAGCCGCTTCTGCGACAGCATCGGCTTAATCCGGGACTTTAATGCCGGACACTGTTCCACCATGTCTACCGCAACGTCGAAAACGATGGACGCCTGCTGACGGTCGGATGCGCAGCCGTACACCTCGCCGCCATGCTCAAAATCCCCGCAGGTCAGGTATAAGGCAATTGCCGCCGCAAGCTCCGATTTACCTTGTTTCTTCGGAATTTCCACATAGGCGGTGTTAAACTGCCGGTATCCGTTTGGCTTCAAAATCCCGAATACGTCGCGGACGATCTGCTCCTGCCAGTCAATCAGCTCGAATGGCATCCCATACCATTCGCCCTTGGTATGCTTCAAGCAGTTTATAAAGGTAACGGCAGCATCCGCCGCTTCCTTGTCGTATTGGGATCCTTCCGCCATAAATCGCGTAGGTTTATATCGCTTTAACTTCCGCAGCTTTGCCGCCTCCTTCCCTGAAAAGATGAACACGCTTTAAGTGAGTAAGAAAAAAAGAACCTCTTGCGAAGCTCCTTCTTACCAAGTGGATTTCTATGAAGTTATTTACGCTGCCAGCGTCTTTTTTCTATACCTCTGACCTCTCTGCCTGCGCCGTTGAATCCCGCACCGCTTTATTGAGAACGGAGATGTCAAAGCTCGCGTCCATATATCCCTGCCGGATTACCTCGTAGTAATAACGTCTCGGCGCTCCTAAAGGCCTGCCGTCATTCATGATATATGCCATGGCCGATACCCACTGTCCCTTGAACCGTACCTTAACCGTTTCTTTCCGGTACAAGTGCGGATATCCTTCATACCGATCCAGCGCTTCCTCATCATACGGTGTAATTTTCCAAAGCAATACCGGAACGCTTTCGCCTTTTTGCTTTTCTATCGTCGCCACCGCTGCGCCGTTTCCTCCGCGGAATAAGAGCCGATAACCAGTCAGTTTCGCGCTACCTAATATTTTTGCAGTAGGACAACGGTATGCCATCTGTTTCAAATTCAGGTTGCTTCCGTATGCCAAATAAATTGTCCCTTTTTCCTTGTTCATCGTATCTTCCTCCTTGTGTTTGCCGCAGGCAAGGGGCGGCTGTCTGCCCCGCGAAGCGCATTCATCTATGCCGCCCGAAACCGCCATGCCGCGTTGCCGCTTAGCGCCTTGCAAAGGTGCTCCCGGCAGTTTTTGAATTCGTCGCCGATAAGCCCTATGCGGTTAAGGTATGTCCGCATGGCGAATTTTTCGTTTTCAACCTGCGGCTTCTTGCTGGAAGCGCATTTTTGCGTCAGCGCCTGATGGTTGAGGGCCAGGGCAAGAACTATGTAGCTCCTTATTTTCCCGGCATGCAGCTCGCTGTTGAAACCTCTCTCTCTGTTTATGCTAATCTAAAAATGGACCCCGGTTATAATTGAAAAATCCCCCCCTGACAGGTAAACTCTCTTATGTAAAACATGCATAAGAGGGGGCAAGAGGAGTTGATTAAGTTGAGCCAGAAGCAA